TTCAACAAGGCTTAACAATCATGGGTGCATTCGCTCCCGAGTGCGCCCAGCCGTAGCAGAGAGGATCAGACATGCTTATCAGTGCTAGTGATTTACGCGCAGTGTTAGGCGTGTCTGAATCCATGTATTCCAACGAATACTTAGATCAAATAATTGAATCTGCTGAATTGGTGTTGTTGCCATTATTGACTGCATATACATCAGCAATTGACACTTATGAAGTTAAAAATAACAAGATAAATTTTATTACTACACGCGCTAATCTTTTTGTCCAGGGTCAATCAGTTGTCGTGACTGGTTGTGGTGATTATGATGATACTTACACAATTGATGCTCGGACATCTAATGTGTATTCATTCCATGCAAGCGTAGATGCAGCGGATACAGTAATCACACCAGTTATCCCCGCTGGTCTAGCCGCCCTTGATGGGTCGAGTGCGGCTGAGATTTATGCAAATAATCCAGCAATCAAAAATGCTTTATTGGGATTAAGCACTGACATATTCCAAGCAATCATTGCACCTGGATCAAATATCGAGGGCGTAGATTTTGCCCAGACTATTTACCGCACTGGTCGCAGTATGGTCAATCGCCAATTTGGGTTATTAGCACCATTTATTGACACCGAAACAATTGCACAATGAGCGCATCAATTGCCGAAATTCGCGGTGAATTAGCAGCTGCCTTAGAAACTATTGGCGCAACAGTTTATTCATTTGTCCCTGAGGCAATTATTCCGCCTGCATGTGTGATAGTGCCTGATTCACCTTATTTGGAATCAACTCTAATTGGTAAGACTGCCGTAAATGTTAAAGTAAATTTCACAATCACCGCAGCTGTTGCCTACAACTCAAATCCCGGTGCTTTAGACAATTTAGAAAAATTAGTAATTCAGATTTTAGGAGTAATGCCTGATGGTTATGTTGTCGGAGATGTGCAACGCCCAACCATTACAAATTTAACCACATCATCAATTTTAATTGCTGACCTATCAGTTAGCACTTATTACAACCAAGACATCTAAGGAGAAAAATGCCAACTACAATTATTACAGGCAGACAAATTGCATTCACTATTGACAGTGATGTTTATGATGCCCAGGCAACATCAGCCACGCTGACAGTTGCATCAACCATCAACACTTATCAAACACTTGATGGCAAGGCTTACTACACCACTGATACTCAGGGAACATTTGCAGTTGAAATGTTGGCTGACTGGGGTGCTGGATCATCACTATGTGAAGCATTATGGGCAGCTGCTACATCAGCACCACAAACACCATTGGCAGTGTCATTAACTGCCGTAAGTGGCGCAGTATTCACATTTAATGTGCAACCAATTCTGCCAAGCGCAGGCGGCACTGCACCTGATGCACAAACAGTGTCATTGTCATTTACATGTGTAACAACGCCATTACTTAACGACTAATTAAAGGAGATCGGGAGCATGAAATTACCAATAACAATTGAATACGGAAGCGGGTCATCTGAAACCTATATTGCCCAGCCACCTGAGTGGGCAAAATGGGAGCAGAAAACTGGCAACATCATCAGTCAAGCGCAAGACAAAATTGGCATTTCAGATTTGTTATTCCTGGCATATAACGCCATGAAGCGTGAATCGGGTGGCAAGCCAGTTAAACCATTTGAAGCCTGGTGTGAATCAGTAGTTGATGTGGTGGTGGGTGTAGATGACCCAAAAGTTACGAGCGCGGAAGCCTAAACAGATTATTGATTGAATTGGCATTAACCACATCAATTCCAATGAGTGAATGGCAAACCGCAGAGCAGATTTTAACCGCAGTGGAGATTTTGAAGGAGCGAAATGGCGACTGATGCAATTGCCTATGATAAGGCTGAATTGCGTGGCATCATCAAAGCATTTGGTGCAATGAGTGATGAAGCCGTTGCCGAAGCCAAAAAACAATCCAATTCATTAGCGGATTATTTGCGTGGCAAGATCGTAGAAGCAGCTGATAATTTATTCACACGCAAGGTTGCCAGCCCAATTGCATCAGGTGCGCGTGTAAGTAAATCATCCAAAATTGGTGAAATCAGCATTGGATTTGCATCTCAAAAATTTAGTGGTGGTGGCACTACCCAGCAATTATGGGGTGGATCAGAATTTGGATCTAACAAATATAAGCAATTCCCTATTTGGTCAGGCAAACAAGGTCGTGGGTCTAAAGGTTGGTTTATTTATCCAACCCTACGCAAAGAGCAGCCACACATTATTGATCAATGGGAAAACGCATTTGACCGCATTATTAAGGAGTGGTGATGGCAACTGGATCACGCACCCTTAAACTCTCCATCCTGGCAGATGTTGATCAACTCAAAAAATCACTTGCCCAGGGTGAAAAAGATGCCCAGGGTTTTGGCGACAAAATGGGAGATGTTGGCAAGAAGGTTGGTGCAGCATTTGCATTGGCTGCTGCCGCTGCTGCTGCCTACGCAGTCAAAATTGGCATTGATGGCGTTAAATCAGCCATTGAGGATGAGGCTGCTCAAGTTAGATTAGCGGGTGCATTAAAGACTGCGACAGGGGCAACTGATGCTCAAATTAAAGCCACTGAGGCTTACATAAGCAAAACTCAATTGGCTACTGGAATTACCGATAATGATTTGCGCGCATCATTCCAAAGATTATCAGTTAGCACTAAAGATGTTACAAAATCACAGGATTTGTTAAATTTAGCAATTGATGTATCTAAAGGCACTGGCAAGGATTTAGCATCAGTTACCGAAGCCCTGGCAAAATCTTATGAAGGCAGTGATGGCAAACTAGCAAAACTTGGTATTGGTTTATCAGCTGCCGATTTGAAAACAATGAATTTTACCGAAACCACAAAGGCACTTTCAAACCTATATGGTGGCGCAGCAGCAGCAAATGCGGAAACATTTCAGGGTCGCATTGATCGCTTAAAACAAGCATTTGATGAAGGCAAAGAAGCAATTGGCGTGAGGTTGTTGCCAATCATTGAGAAAATGATCGGATATTTATTTCAATATGGCGTGCCTATATTTAACAAATTCAAAGATGCATGGGATACAGTTGCAGAAGCAATTGACAAAAACAAAGAGAAGTTTGCAAGTTTTATTGATTTAATGACCACTTATGTTTTGCCAGTATTGAAAACCATATTTGGATATTTGATTGACATAGGTGCGAAAGTAGCATCAGCAATTATTAACGCATTTGGCACAATACTGGGCGCAGTAACACCAATCATCAATTTCATAATTGATTCAATCAACATGGTTATTCGCGGTATTAACTTAATCAAACCAGGTGCAGATATTGGCTACCTAAACAAAGCAGGTCAGCCATCATCAAATTTCACATACAACTCAGGCAACCCTGGTGCTGGCGTAACCGTTACAACGCCAACAATTCCGACACCATCAGCGGGTGGATCAACTGGCACAACTACATCAAGCGGGTCAGGTTCATCAAGTGGCGGTGTTAGCGTTGCAATGCCACCAATCATCCCGACAAATTACACACCATTTGGTCAGGCTGGTGGTAACACTGGCGCATTCACTGGCGCACCATCAGTGACCGTAAATATGGGCGTTGTAGGCGATCCCGAAGCAGCTGCGCGGGCAGTTGTTGGGATCATCAATGATTCTTATTATCGAGGCACTGGCGGTGCTGGAAATTATGCAGGATTCTAATGAGTAACTGGAATCCAGTGTGGAGAGTAACAATCAATGGTGTTGATTACACCAATGCAATTTTGTCTAATTTAACAATCACATCAGGTCGCACCAATATCTATGAGCAGGCGCAGGCTGGATACATAAACATTCAATTGATTAACCTGGATCAATCACCTATTGAGGCTCAGATTAATCAATCAATAACCGTTGAATTGCAAGATTCTACTGCAACATTTATTCCGATATTTGGTGGCTCAATTGTTGATGTGGGTGTATCAGTCAGTGATGCTGGCGGTGTTGCCTACGCACAAACAATCACAATCATTGCCCTGGGTGCATTGGCAAGATTGCAGAAAGCATTAACTAATGGCGTATTGCCTAAAGAGCATGATGGGGATCAGATTTATCGCATCCTTAGAGGTGTTTTATTTGGTCAATGGAATGCCGTGCCAGCAGCATTGGAATGGGCGGATTTTGATCCAACAACAACATGGGCAACTGCTTACAACACTGGATTGGGTGAGATTGATCGCCCAGGCAATTATGAGTTAGCAAACCGCGCATCAAATCGCATTGATGTTTATTCATTGGTTTCAGCATTGGCAACATCAGGGTTGGGATATTTGTATGAAAATGCCCAGGGTCAAATTTCTTATGCTGATTCAACTCACCGCACCAATTACCTGGCAGCCAATGGTTATGTTGATTTAAGTGCAAATGATGCATTGGCTAATTCACTTAAAATTCAAACCCGCGCAGGTGATGTGCGCAATAACTTGACCATTAAGTATGGCTCACTTTCAACTAACGAGGTCAGCGCAACTGATTCAGCCTCAATTTCTACTTATGGCAATCTTGCACAAATCATCAGCACAACCCTATTCAATGCAGCTGATGCCAATGATCAGGCAGCATTTTATTTATCATTACGCGCAAACCCACAACCCAATTTCAACACCATCACCTATGAATTAACCAATCCTGAAATTACTGATTCAGATAGGGATTCGTTGATCAACATATTCATGGGTATGCCAGTATCAATTGCAGATTTACCACTCAACATGAACGCAGGATCATTCCAGGGATTTGTTGAAGGATGGACATTTAAGGCTGCCTACAACCAAGTTTCAATTACCCCAACACTTTCGCCTTTGTCATATTCACTCAATGCAATGCGTTGGAATGATGTGCCAAGCACTGAACAATGGGCAACAATTTTATCAACACTAACATGGGAAAACGCCACAATAGTGGCATAAGGAGAAAACATGACAAATCCAACAAGCAATTTTGGCTGGCAGATGCCAACACCAACAGATTTGGTGACCAACTTACCCGCTGACTTTGAGGTGTTTGGTCAGGCGGTTGACTCAGATTTTGCTGATTTATTAGGTGGCACAACTGGTCAAGTCTTAAAGAAAAACTCAGGCACGGATTTAGATTTTGTGTGGGGCGCAGCTTCTCAGGCAATGACATTCAACGCACAAACTGGCACGACTTATACGCTGCAAGCATCTGATGTGGGCAAATGGGTTACAACCTCAAATGGCTCACCAATCGTTGTGACCATTCCACCATCAGTTTTTGCAGCTGGTGATGTGATTAACCTACAATCAATTGGCGTTGGTTTGACCACTATTTCAGGTGGATCAGTCACAATCACATCAACTGGAGCATCATCAATTGCACCAATCCTGCGTGCAAGATACTCAGCATGTTCAATCGTCTGCACTGCTAGTAATGTATTCACAATCGTTGGAGATTTGGCATAATGATATTACCTGGCATATTGGCATCAGGCATTAGTGGGCATTTAACCCCATTGTTAAATGTTGAGTATTTAGTTATTGCAGGTGGTGGCGGTGGTGGCAGCAATAATGGCGGTGCTGGTGGGGCTGGTGGATACAAAACCAATACAGTTACATTGACTACATCTACAAGTTATATTGTTGTAATTGGAGCAGGCGGATCAGGTGGTGTTTCAACAGGCAACGGAACAAAAGGAAACAACTCACAATTTAACACCAATATTTCTACTGGCGGCGGTTTGGGTGGTGGTCAAGTTTCTAATGGCGGATCAGGCGGATCGGGTGGTGGTTCATCAGCGGGCGGATCAAGCGGTGGAAGCGCAATTCCGTCAGGTGAAGGAAATGCAGGTGGTTTAAGTGCAGGTGGCGGCGGTGGAGCAGGTTCGGTAGGTGGAAATGGAGCAGCAGGTATTGGCGGTGCAGGAGGAAGTGGTTTAGCAAATTCAATTACAGGTTCATCAATTTATCGTGCAGGTGGTGGTGGTGGTGGTTGGAATGTATCAGGCGCAGCAGGTATTGGCGGCGGTGGAGCAGGCGGAAGTGTAAATGTTGATAATGCCGTTGCTGGAAGTGCAAACACTGGTGGCGGTGGTGGCGGTGGTGCTTCGGGTTCGGCTGCACAACCAGGCAAGGCAGGCGGATCAGGTGTAATTATTTTGAAATATCCTAACTATTACACTGCAACATTTAGTGGTGGTGTTACTCAATCAACATCAACAAGTGGTTCATACAAAATCTCAACAATTACAGCAGCTGGTGTTTCAGACACAGTAGATTGGACATGATGGCACATTACGCATATTTAGATGACAACAATTTGGTAATAGCCGTAACAGTTGGCAAGGATGAAACTGAATTGATTGATGGTTTAGACACTGAAACTTACTATTCAAAAAATACTGAATATAAAGTAAAACGCACATCATATAATGCAGCAACCAATGGATTTCGTTTTAATTATGCGGGTATTGGATATATCTATGATGCAGAATTAGATGCATTTTATCCGCCTAAATGCCATGATGAGGCTGAATTAAGCGACAAATGCCAATGGATTTGTGCAAATTCTGCTCATGTCATTGATTAGCCAAAATGGATGGACTGCATCCGCTGATCCTAAAGAAATCGGGATCGGTTCATTTGTTGTGCCAGGCACAAAGATCAAATTAAGGTGCGCTGAATCAGTCGCTCCCCTATTGGTCACATTTGCATCAGAGTTTCACCAACACATTGAGCCAATTGATGTGGGTGCGCTTGATGATTGGGGTTATTGTTTCAGGAATGTCCGGGGATCATCCGACAAATTGAGCAATCATTCCAGTGGCACTGCAATTGATTTGAATGCAACAAAGCATCCATTGGGTCATGCCAATACATTCTCACCAATGCAAACAGTTTTGATTCAAGCGTTGTGCAAAAAGTATTCACTCACATGGGGTGGTAATTTCAAACGCCCTGATGAAATGCATTTTGAGATTTCACTTAATCCAGCCAAATGTGCTGAGTTGATTGGAAAACTAAACCTAAAGAAAGCGGGTTAAAATGAAACTGAAACAGGCTAAAGAATTATTGGCTAGTTGGTCAAGATCATACCTAGCAGCGGCATTAGCCGTTTACATGGCAGGTGGCACATTCAAGCAAATGGCAATGGGTGGCGTTGCAGCAATTGCACCAGTTGTGTTGCGTTGGATCAATCCTGATGATGCAGCATTTGGAGTTAATAGCAAAAAATGACCACAAATGAATGGGTTGCGGTGATCGGTTGCGTTATTGCGCTGCTCACTGCAATCTATTCAGTAATGAAAATGGTAACAAAATCCATTATGAGTGAGTTATTGCCAAATTCAGGAAAATCAATGCGTGATGAAATTAGAGTGTTAAGTGCCAGGGTGGATGCCATTTATGAAATATTGGCTAAGGATTAACGCGCAGCCGACAATTTAGGTGCGGGTTTGCGAATGCGTTGGAGATCAAGTGCTTTCATATCAGCATCATATTTTGCTTGAACGCTTTGATAAGTGGGTTCAATTATTGTGGTCACAGGGCTACTTAACCATTCAGAATT